TGCAATTAAATTTGCTGCTAATCAAGTACGTGCACGATTTGAGAAAGTTCGTGTGGAACCGTGGTCTTTGGAGGATACCGCTGAAGTATTACATAAGGATACTTCAGCTGGTTACGGTTATCCAGTCGGTACTAAGAAAGGTGAGGTATTAAGTGAGATTTTAGAACGCGCAAAAGAAATAGCTTTAAGAGCTAAGATTGGAGAACCGCAAGTACCAGATCCAACTATGTTAGGAACACGAGGACACTTACATAGGAAAGATGATCCAAAAAGAAGAATTATTTACAACGTTCCAGCTGCGAATATTCTTCTGGAGCAATGCTTTGTTCAACCTATTATGGAAGAACTCAGGAAAGATCCACATGGTTTAATTTTTACGGGGGAAAATGTGATTCCAAGATTATTTGAATTAGGAACGAAGGCGTTCCCACGCGGGTCAAGAGTTTTAAGGACTGATTTTTCTCAGTTCGATAAAGACGTAATGACTGCGGTGTTAGATATTGCTTTTGATATTATTGAGGAGATGATTGTGTTCGACACCTGGGAGGGAAAGCCACTTCGCCCTTCTCAACAAAAAAGATACCACCGTATTTTTGAATTTGTTAAGGAATACTTTATCCATACGCCTATTATGACTCCAAAAGGGGAATTGTATTGGTTAGATGGGTCGATTATTTCCGGTAGCGCATTTACGCAACTAGTAGGTTCCATCGTGACAGCTATTTATATTGAAGCTGTTGCATTCCATGAAGGGAATGGGATTTACAATTTGCATACGCTCGGGGATGATGGTCAAGTAGTTCTTGCGTTTAAACCGAATTTAGATTTATGGGAGCGTCTTATGTTAGAGTGGTTTGGTGCTAAATTGTCAAAGGACAAGACTCAGATTTTTGATGGTAGGAAACCTGATCGCCAGTTTCTCGGTTATCGAATGAAACATGGTCTTTTAGTCAGGGACACGAAGGAGTGGTTTAACCTCGCTTTGCATCCAGAAAGAGATATTGATTCTGTTGAAAAAAGCTTCTCTAGGCTTATTGCATACATGCATATCGGTGGAGTAAATGACTTAGAATTTTGTAAATTCTTTGAATTTTTCCAGGAAGGATATGATATCCAGAACGTCGAATTGGTTATGGATTATGATATGAGAGCAAAAATGGAGTATGGTGGAATGAATTTTAAGAGGAAGAAAGTACATGCTTATACGAGAGAAGATTTTGTGTTCAACGTTCTAAGACATAAAAGTAATTAAAAATAAAC